TACCCTCCGTGGCGTTTCTTTGACCTATGCGGTACTGGACGAGGTTGCCGACATCAAGCCTGAAGCATGGGAACAGGTCATTCGAGCAAGTTTGTCTGATAAACGGGGGAGAGCACTCTTTATCGGCACTCCTAAAGGACGCAACTGGTTCTACGATACCTTTAAGTTGGGTGAGTCAGAGGATGATCCTGATTGGAAGTCATGGCACTTCACCACTGCTGATAACCCTTTGATTGACCAAGCAGAGATAGAAAGCGCCAAGAAGACCCTGAGTACCTTTGCTTTTAAACAAGAGTACATGGCGAGCTTCACCAATGCAGGGTCTGATATCTTTAAGGAAGAGTGGATTAAATATGGGGAAGAGCCTCAATATGGTTCTTATTTTGTAGCTGTGGACTTAGCGGGATTTGAGGAAGTTGCCAAACAAGCGGCTAATTCTAAGAAAAGGTTGGATGAGACTGCTATCTCTGTGGTGAAGGTTACTGATGATGGTAAGTGGTTTGTCGAGAAGATTGAACATGGTAGATGGGATATTCGGGAAACTGCGGCTAAGATTCTCTTGGCTATCAGGGATTACAGACCTTTGAGTGTTGGGATAGAGAGGGGGGCGTTAAAGAACGCTGTTTTGCCCTATTTAAGCGACCTTATGAGGAAGAACAACACCTATGCCCATATTGTGGATTTGACTCATGGGAACAGAAAAAAGGCTGATAGGATCATTTGGGCATTGCAAGGAAGGTTTGAGCATGGCAGAATTGTGTTAAATTCTGAGGGAGATTGGGATGAGTTTGTTGACCAGTTAATCCTGTTCCCTGCTCAAGGAGTCCATGACGACCTACCTGACTCTCTTAGTTACATTGACCAACTCGCTGTTACATCCTACATGGAAGAGGATAACAGTGATGATTGGCAACCTATAGATATTATTTCAGGGGTCTGATATGGATGCGGCATTAACAAGGATTTTGCAAAAGGCTTCTGATAACCCAGAATATCAGATGCTTGCAAATTACTTGATGAGCCGTAGAGCAATGCCTGAAATGCAAAGAGAGTTTCTTGGCGAAAATACTCTGGGTTCTTTTGTAACGCCTGGTCTTTTCAGTTCTGGCAAAGTACCAGATAGAGGGATTTTGAAAGTAAATAGGTTTTCCGAATATCAAAACCCAAGTACAGTTGTGCCTACAGTTACCCATGAAATGTCTCATGCTGCTGAACGACAAATGATTAAACAATACTATGAAGTTAAGAAAAAACGAAATAAAAATGAACTTGAATCTCAGTTTATAGACAATTTTCAAAAACTCATTGGTTCTAGTAAGCCAGAAATCTCTAATTGGTTAAAAAGCGTTGCTCCTGATTATGCTAAACAAGGTGAAGGCTATAGATCAACAAGTACAGAGGCATTAGCATTTGGATTGCAAAATGCCGCATTTCCTAATACTGGATCAGAAAGATATGCTCCAGAGCATATTGACCCTACAATTGCAACATCTTTTATGCTTTTATTAGACCAAGCACAACGAGTACAAAATCAACAACCTGCTTCACAAGGTAGGTAAAGGACTATCATGGAACAAAACGAGTTTTACCAGCCAACAGAAAACGATAAAGAGTTAACTCGATTCGTTATTGACCACTGTGATCGCTGGAGAGACTATCGCAACACCAATTTCCTTGATAGTTATCTTGAATACGAGCGTATTTTCCGTGGAGAATGGGCAGCAGAGGACAAAACGAGGGATTCTGAGCGTTCTAGAATCGTTACTCCCGCTACCCAACAAGCCGTAGAGACCCGCCATGCCGAGATTATGGAAGCAATCTTTGGTCAAGGTGAGTACTTTGACATTGAAGATGACCTGAAAGACATAGATGGCAATCCATTAGACGTTGAAGTGCTCAAAGCTCAACTGATGGAAGACTTCAAACAAGACAAAATCCGTAAATCTATCGATCAAATTGAGTTGATGGCAGAAATCTACGGCACTGGCATCGGTGAAATTGTTGTTAAAACAGAGAAAATCTTTGAACCCGCTACTCAGCCGATTCCTGGTCAATCAATGCAAGCCGCTATCGGTGTTGTAGAAAAGAATCGTATTGCAGTCAAGATTATTCCTGTCAATCCTAAGAACTTCTTGTTCGACCCTAATGGAACAAGCGTAGACGACTGTATGGGTGTTGCCATTGAGAAGTATGTTGGCATCCACAAGATCGTTGAAGGCATCGAAAAAGGCATCTATCGCAAGGTTGACATCACAACAACCTATGAAGATACAGATTTAGAGCCTACTCAAGAGTTAAGCCAATATCGTGATGAAAAAGTGTTACTTTTGACATACTATGGCTTAGTTCCTAGAGAATATCTGACAAACAAAGATGATGAAGTTGCTGTGTTGTTTCCTGATGACTCAGTAGCAGAAGATTACACAGACATGGTTGAGGCAATTGTGGTGATTGCCAATGATGGAATGCTTCTCAAGGCAGAAGAAAACCCATACATGATGAAAGACCGCCCTGTCATTTCCTATCAAGACGATACAGTTCCTAATCGACTGTTAGGTAGGGGTACTGTAGAGAAATCCTACAATATGCAGAAGGCTATTGATGCTCAAGTGCGTTCACATTTAGATTCTTTAGCATTGACTACCTCTCCTATGATGGGTATGGATGCTTCTCGCCTACCAAGAGGTGCTAAGTTTGAGGTAAAGCCAGGCAAAGCCTTCATGGTCAATGGTAATCCTTCTGAGATTCTCTATCCATTCAAGTTTGGTGAGACAAGTCTGAATAACCTGAATACTGCCAAAGAGTTTGAGCGTATGCTCCTTCAGGCTACTGGTACTTTAGACTCTCAAGGCATGGTTTCTCAGGGTAATCGTGATGGCGCTGGCATGAGCATGGCTGTTGCTACGATTATCAAGAAATACAAGCGTACCTTGGTTAACTTCCAAGAAGACTTCTTGATTCCGTTTATCCAGAAGGCAGCATTCCGCTATATGCAGTTTGACCCTGAGAGATATCCTAGTGTGGACATGAGGTTTATTCCTACTGCTACGCTTGGAATCATTGCTCGTGAGTACGAACAGCAACAGTTCATTGGTTTATTACAAACTCTTGGCCCGAATACACCTGTTCTGCCGTTAATATTGAAGGGTATCTTGAACAACTCTAGTTTGACTAACAGATTTGAGTTGATGAGTGCTTTGGATCAGATGAGTCAACCTGACCCACAAGCCCAAGAGATGCAACAAGTTCAACAACAGTTGGCTCTACAAGCGGCACAGGCTCAGATTGCTGTCAATACGACACAAGCAGAGCAGAATCGTGCGGAGGCCGCTAAGTTGATGACTGAGGCTCAATTGATGCCACAAGAAGTACAGGCTAAAGTGATTGCTTCTACTACCAAGAATCTTCCTACAGGGAATGAGTCTAATGAGTTTGATAAACGAGTGAGAATTGCTGAACTAATGCTTAAAGAAGCTGATATAAAGAACAAGAGTAAAATCGTTGAACTTCAAATGGCTGACAAACAAAAGAATTTACAGCAAATTGAAAACGACTTTCTTGACCAATTATCTGGAGCTTTGAAATGATTAACATTGATGCACTGAATGACGAAGAAAAACTGGCAGCTCTGGAGTCAATTCACAAGTCCATTGCAGAAAGCAAAGAGATTCAGCGAAAGAAGATTACTACAAATGTAGAAATGATTGTTAAGGCTCTCAAGAAGATTGAGGCTGACCTTAAACAGCGATATGACGAGACAGGACAGTTAATTGCCAACCTAAAGAGTGGTGAAGATGGGCGTGATGGAAAAGATGGCAAAGACGGAAAGAATGGTAAAGATGGTAGAGATGGCCCAATGGGGCCGAGAGGCTACGATGGAGTGCCTGGTCGCAATGGTCTAGATGGAACAGATGGTGTCTCCGTTACTGATGCTCACATCGACTTTGATGGCAGTCTGATTATCCACTTATCCTCTGGTCGAGTAATCAATGTTGGCGAAGTAGTTTCGGCAGACATTGCCGAGAAGATCAAAGTCATTACCAATGGTGGTGGAACAAGTCAGAGTGTGTTGGATGCTATTGCTAATCTACAAGCACAGATCAATGCATTTACAGGTGGATTAGATTATAAAGGTACTTGGAATGCTTCTACCAATACACCTACTTTAGCCTCTAGTGTCGGAACAAATGGACAGTACTATGTAGTCTCAACTGCAGGTTCTACAAATCTAAATGGTGTAACTGATTGGCAAGTTGGTGATTGGGCAATATTTAACGGCTCTACTTGGCAAAAACTTGATCAGACCAACCTTGTAACTTCTGTTGCAGGTCGTACTGGTGCTATTGTTTTAACGACTGCTGATATTGGTGGTTTAGGTACGATTGCAACTCAGAACGCAAATAATGTTTCGATTACGGGTGGATCAATTAACGGCACTACTGTTGGTGCAACCACAGCGGCAGCGATTACAGGTACAACAATAACGGCAAGCACAAAGTTTGTCGGCAGTAATTTTGATGCTTCAGGTTCTGGTGGTGGTGCTTTAAGAACTAGCAGTGGTGCGAATTGCTTGCAATGGGGTGGTGGGGGTGGTGTTAATTTAACACTTGATGGCCCATTTAACATGAACCCATCTAATTCAACTATTTCTATTGCACCAACAGGCACAGGCACTTTAACAGTAAACCCCGCTACTGCTGGAACAATAAACAACATGGCAATTGGTGGATCAACACCTGCGGCTGGTGCGTTTACAACTGTTACGGCATCAACTGCAATTGGCATTGCATCAGGCGGTACAGGTGCTTCTACTGCGGCAGCGGCTATCACTGCTTTAACAGGAACTCAGACTTCTGGTTTTTATTTGCGTTCAAATGGTACTGGTGCATTTTTGTCTAGTATTCAAGCAGCAGATGTTCCTACATTGAACCAAAATACAACAGGTTCAGCAAGTACTATAACTAACACTTTGCCAATATCAAAAGGTGGTACAAACTTAACATCTTTGACAAACAAGGGTGTTCAGATCGGAA